AGATTGGCAAATCAGAAACCCCAGAGTCAACAATGTAGACAGTGATGTCTCTTCCGAGACCAGTTCCGTCCCAGGCGCTGCCGTCTGTCATCCCTTCGTGCTGGTCGATGCGGTCAAGTCCCCACTGTCCAGAGTACAAAGATTCCGCTGGCGCGCCAAGAGGCGCAATCACTAGGATTGCCGAAAGAAGAAGCTTAAACATTGTAATCACCGACCACTTCCTGGATTAACGCAAAGGTGTTTACTTCTTCATCAACAAAGATTGGCGTGCCCTCTCCAAGCCAGCCGCCTTGAATGTTAAACGAGAAATACTCTTCGGCTTCTAGGAAGAAGTCGCGTTCCTCTCCATCAAATGGAAAGGACTCATCCCTGCTGCTCTCAAATTCAGCGGCAAGTTTGGCAATGATTTTGTTCTTGCTGTACACAACAAACGGTTTATTGAATTGCCAGCCAAGGCCAATGATGCAATCTTCAAAGCCGTCCGCAACCAGGATTGGGTCTTTGTGGTTAACGCTAGAACTAGACATCTTCTTTCCTTTCCTTTCTTTGAAACACCGTTTTCTTAGAGCACACTCCGCAGTATGCGTTTCTGAATCCCTCAACCAAAGTGTTGTTTGGGTACTCTTTTATTGCCTCGCTTTGTCGATCATCTCCACACAGGCCACAAGCCCATACGTAGTTGTCAGTCTTGGGAGTTGATGACAAGTCGCGCCTCGCAAGTGTTGACTAAAGGTGAAACGGAAATAATTCCGTCATCGCGTGTTTCAATAATGTTGGCCGCAACAAGCTGGCGAACAAGGTCGTCGTTTTCGCTCCACCACTTTAGATAGAACCAGCCTTCGATAGGAGTCTTCCCCTTGACTTTGCAGGATAGCCGTGCGTATGGCTCGCCGGTGGTGGCGACAATGGCCGTGCAGTCCTCGCCGTCTTGGTCAACGTAAATAAGCTCGTCGCCAAACTTCTCCGACTTGTATTGATATTCGCGTCTACTCATCTTCACTCCTTCTGCGCGCGTGGCGCCTGCGGCCAGTATGGCCGAGCACCTGCAGTGAGTCAAGCCTGTCCATGAGCCTAGTTGCTCTGTCATATTTTTGTTTAAAATGATTGGCCCAGGTTGTTGCCTGATCTAGCAATGCCTCAGGACTTCTGGCTTCTATCATGCACGTAACTGGACCAAACTCAGTGCGCACAACCCCGATGTATCGCCATTTACTGCTTGGCGGCACGGGCGAAAGCACGGCTGCGGTGAGGGACGCGAGGATACCGCAAGAAATTAATATAGACTCTATGTGTGCTGTAACCTCTTGCTCTGCGCGCTCATCGTCGCCGTGACCAACGGGCTTAGAAATAATTCCAAGGGTGGCCGCAGTCGACATGAAAGAAGCAGCAAGCCAGCCGTATGACCAGTCGTCTGGGATCTTATTCTTTTTCTTCATCAGCCACAAAATCTCCTAACAACGATGGCATGGCATCGTACAGCATGGAAATGCTAATAAGACGATCAGCACGGCGGTGAGCTTGCGCTTCGGGCATTGGCTCGACTACGCCAATAACCTCTTTGCTTTCTGCGTCAATAATCCTTGCCGACCACAGCAGCACCCCGTCATCGTCTACGCCCTCGCGGGAATAGACAACTATTGCGCTTGGCAATTAAATGCTCTGTGCTTTTTCTGCCAGTGGCATGTCGCTGTATGCGCGAAGGGGGCAGTTCTTCCACCAGCAGGTATTGCCCGGCTCGCCTGCGGGTCCACCCGCGCAGTCTTCACACATAGCCCTAATCGCCAGGAGCATCCCGGTTGATTGAGTCGCCGCCTGGAGCTTGTCAATGTTTTTTTCCATCTTGGCAAGAACTTCTTCAAAGTTTACGGTTGGCGAAACAACCTTGCCCACTACCCCTGGGTCCATGCTGACCTTTGGCTCTATTTCCGAATAAAGCTCTGGCTGGTAGGACTGAAGGTAGCTAAGAACCACCACGGAATACTCCATTGGGATCTTTCTTTGACCTTGGCAATAGGCCTCAACCGTGCGCTCTGACCTCTGGGCTTCTTTGGTTGAGGTCTTGTTCACTGCGTCTGCAAGGTTCCTTGCAGCCTGCACCCGAGTGCCGTTTGGAAACAGCGTGAGGGCTATTTCCATAAGGTGCTCAGCCTTCATTACTTGCCACCGTTTGCTTCGCTAATGGCAACGGCCAACGCCTTCCAGTCAAAATCAATAGCGATTTGCCCGTGGTGTTTTGTCTTGGCGGCAAGCAAGAGATCGATTGTTCCACCAAGAGCGCGCCATCTGTTGCAAAACGTATAGTCCTCTCCGTACTGAATTTTTGTTTCCGGATCAACGGTATAAGAAAAGAACTCGTACAGTTTCTCCCCGCTTGGCTTTATAATGTAGTCATCTGGGCGCTCTCGCATAATCTTTTCAAGGGTTTCTCTCTTTACCATCATTGCACCAGTGCCCACTTTGAGAACCTTTGTAAAGCCATCTGCGTCAACGTTAAAAACGTCTTCAGTCGTGTTGAAATTTCCTTCGGCAATTAGCGCCGGGTAAACCTCGTGGGAGGTTCCTGGATAGCTGGTAACGAATTGCCCAAGGCGCTCCCATGTGACTTCGCGCTTTGCGCAGGGAAGGGCGGATATGTCTCGGTCGTGCCCTAGCAGGTACATAACGTGCCTGGGGTCAACTTGAATGTCGCTATCAATCATGAAAAGGTGTGTTGCCTTGCTTTCGAGGAAGCCAGACGCAAGTTCGTTGCGCGCAAGCGGCAGGATTGAGTTGCCGGAAATTACTTTCCAGGTAAAGCCAACACCGTTTTCAATGCACATCCTTTGCACGCCCATGATTGAGGCGATTGATCCAGCATGAAGACGGCCATCAAGTGTTGGGGTAGCAACAAAGATTCCAATTTTCTTTGCTGTGGCGGAGGGAGCGGCTTGCCTCTTGCTTTTTTTGCTCATTTCTTCTTACCCCCTAAAAGATCTACTCGCAGCGTTGCCAAATTCTTTGGTAGCTTATCCTTCCTGGCTTCACTTACAGGAAAATCGTTAGGCTTTTCCTCTGCCCTAACCAGCGTGCGCTCCCCGTCGTCCATTTTCCTGCCCCATTTTCCGCGCTGTAGCGCAATTGCAATCAGGGCATAGTTGGCAATGTCCATTAGTGTGTCAGACATTGATTCGTCCTCCCCGTCGTCAAAGGGTTCAAGGACTACCTTCCCGCCGACAATCTTCCCGTTTAGGAACTTCTTTGCTCTCGCCGATTTGTCGTGAGCAATTCTGCTAATGACGCCATGAATGCCTAGCTGCTCAATGTTGGCGTCCCCATACCGCTCCTGCTTGTCGCAAAGAAGCTTGTAGGCCTCGGAGTATATCTCCGCAAAGGTCTGCTCAAAGCTCTGATCGCTCACTGTCCAGCCCTCCTTTTAATAATCCAGTTAGCCTCGGTTTCGCTGATCCGCATAAGGACAGCGGCCTCAATGTCGGCCCCGCACACAATGACGTATGGCTCCTCATCTTGGGCGCTTCGTTGGTCGAGCAGCAGGGTAATGGGGTTGTCCTCGGACCACAAAAGCCAGATGGCCTTGACTCTTTGGCTTGGGAATAGGTTGTTTTCCATGTGCGGAGTGTAGCGCAGATTTTCCCAGGATGCCAAATGGAATTTCAGGGTGATAGCATAAACGTGTGATGCCCCACCTAACCGGGCATCGCCGCTGGTCGGGAGCAGTAAGCCCGGCTTAGGCGGGAAGGGCAACGGGGATGTTGGGTCCCCTGTACGGTGTTGGCGGCCGCGCGAGCCGACGGGCTGCGTCGCAACCAGGCGTTCCTCCGTCCCCTTCCCGCTGAAACCCTAAGGAGGAAACATGGCAGGAAAAAAGACACTCGCAAAGAATCAACCAGGGGACAAGCGCCCTGACAGCCTGACGCAAAGAGTTTGCGCGCGTTGCGGTGAGCGCATGCTTGCAAAGCAAATTAGAGCCACCTTGGCAATTAACTTTGTCGGCGAACGCGCATCAAAAGGCTTTATTCACCACCACGCTAAGTGCGCTTAGTCCCATAGGCTATAGGGATCGTCCTTAACTGGCGGCGTGTACCCAGGTACCTTGGTAATGTCGTTAAGAAGGTAGCCTGGAACAAACCAGAGCCGCTTGTCTTCGTGATAGAAACGTGGCGTCATTGCCTCTTTGCCCTCAATCCAGCCAACAACCTCAAAGATAAAATTTCTTGGATCCGCTGGTAAGACCAAAACAAAAACATCAGACTTCTTGTCCCCATGCCTAAGGGATAAGTCTTTAAAGTTTCCTGGGCGATATCGCACCTGGACGTTTTCGCCAATATCTGCGCCTTTGAACTGGTCAATATCCTCTCCGCTCCACGGCATGCCCAGGGCAAACGAGGCCGCAAGCTCACCCATGGCGCCCTCGACATGCTGCTTCCACCCGTCGCGCTCCCAGCCGTACTTATCCTTTAGTCCATCCTTGATGGCGCGCAGCTCCCTGCGGACCCCGGCAATTGCTGCACGGTCTGCGTCTTTTTCCATCAGTTGAACGTAAACAGAGTTAGGCATTTTCTCTTTCTTTAATCCTTTTCTGTAATGTGTTGCGCATTTCCGCGAACTGCTCTGACACCTGCCGAAGCGAGCGGGCATGAAAGTCCAACGCTTCAGCAAGGCGCTTCTCTGATTCTGAAACCAGACGCCAGCCCGACTCTTCGTACCGCTTCATGTCGTCAACGTCAGCGGCTATAGAATTGTAGGCTTTGCTCCTGTAGCCAATGCCGTTATATACGTATGTCCTCATTGTTTCGGCGCTTAGCCCGTAGACTTTTGCCGCCGCCGCGCACGCCTCTGTGACGCTTTTAGCCTGGGGGAATTTCCATACAAGCAACTGATGCAACTCAATTGGCAACAAATTTTTAGCCATTGTTTTTCCTTTCAACAAGAAAAGCCTTCATCTTATCCATGGCTGCCGCTGGGGTTTTGCCTTGCTCGGCAAAAACTTCACCCGTGGAGTTAACAACCTCAACTCTCCAGCCAATCAAAAGAAAACTTAGGCGGTCAAGCCCCCATTGGGGGGGCATGGCTTCCTGCAGCTCGGTCCACGCGCAATGGATGCACCGTGAATCTTCAGGGTTTTGGATAAAGCCGACAGAAGGGGAAGCGAGAAACCCCGCCTCCCCCTCATGCCCACACTCTTTGCCCTTAGTTGGCAACGGTAAAAGTCCACTCGCCATCATGAGTGAAGTCGGACAGCACCAAATAGAACGTTGTTTCTGCCTCTGGGACCTGGAACGTCAGCCACCCCTTGGCCTTGCGCCCAGCCATCAAGGCATTGCTTGAATCAAGCGCCGGCTCCTTGCCAATAAAGTAGTAGTCATAACCGTACGACTCGCTATCAACGAGTTTCCAGTACAGGGGGTTATAGGACACGCCATCAACAAGCGCCTCGTACTCCACCAGCACAGAGACAAACTTAAAGCCCCCATCTG